CTACCGTCGGCTGTCGGCGCGGATCCGGCGCAGCACCACATTACCGCCGTCGAGCTGCTCACCCAGCGCCTCGAGCCGCGCCCGCGTCTTCGGCTTCACCCCCCCATAGGCCAGTTCCTGGATGCGGTAGGCCAACCGACTGACCAGGTATGGCCGGTTGAAGGGCGGCGGCTCCTTGCCGAACAGGGCTCGCCACTGGTCCTTCAGCTCGGCGGCCGTGGCGGTCTGCAGCGCGGCCAGCCGCGACAGCACTTGCGTGGCCGGGATCTTCGGGATGGTGGGCGCCGGCTGGTCTGCCTCCTGCGCCCGGCGGTGGGTCATGGATGCTCGGGTCATGCAACTCCCTCTCTCCTGGGGGTCGCATGACGGCGCTGCCGGGCGGTGGAGTGTAGGCGAACGTCTCCCACCCCCCGGGCCTCTTCGGCGTCGCGCGCGAGATCCTCGGCAGCGCGGCTGCGGAGCCGCAGCAGGCCGCGGGCGAGGACGTCGCAGACCTCGCGGAGGTGGGGTGGGAGGTGGGGGGTTGGCGGGATGGGCGCTGCCATACCACGCCCTTACTCACCGTCTCGCCGAACCGTATCGCCGCCGCGAAATAGGATTCGACTCCGGGCAGGGCGCTTGTCTAGAACAAACGCGGAACGCGTTCCCATCCCCCCCAACCTTCGCCTGCCGAGCGAGACCCCGCCCATGGCCTCCGACTTGAGGAAGTTCGTCAATCCCAAGTTCCTGCGCACCGTGAGCCTGGAGCTCTTCCGCGAGTTGTTCGAGCGCGAGGCACCTGGCGCCGACCCATCCGATTCGACCATCTTTGACCTGCCGGAGCCGGAGGCGCGAGCCGCGCTGACGAAGCTGTTCGAGGGGCCGGAGGACGCGCTGCCGAGCGGGCTGGTGGCGGATCTCCACCACGTCGCGGAACTCGGCACCGAGGCTGGCATGGTGCTGCTGCAGGAACGCGCCGCGCGCCTAAAGGTCACCATCGCCGCCCCGGCCGACGACGGCACCGAGGACGCTGTCCCGCTCGACCCGAAGCACTTCGCCCTGCTCGCGTACCTCCGGTACCCGAATGTGTTCGACGCGGCGTCGGACCTCGCGGCCCTGCAGGCGCGATCGTCCTTCGCGGAGTACGTCGGCCGCGATGAGAGCGTCGAGCCCGTCCTGACCGGTCCAGCCAAGGACGCCTTCGAGGCCGCGGCCGGCGAGATGTTCAAGCGCGATCATCGCGGCGCCCATTGCCGCGTCGGCTGGTACGAGGATGGCGATACGCTGCGCGCGGTGGTCAGCCATGGCGCCCCCGTCTCTGTGCTGCCGGTGGTGGGTCGCGGGGGCGAGGAGGTGATCCGCTTCCGCCGGCTCGAATACGCGGTTCTCTCCTACCAGGTGAGCACGGGCCGGCTCGGCATCGCCGGGCTGCGCAAGGCGTTGCGCGCGGACCTCGCGGAGTTCTTCGCGCGCCACATCCTGCAGCGGCCCGGCTTCTTCGCGGGCGAGGATTGCCAGGACCTTTACACCCTTGAGCGTATCGAGCGGACGGGCCTCGGCTTCGGTGTCGATCACGCCTTCGACCCCGGGATCCAGCGCGTCGAGATCATCGAGGTCCAGCTGGACAGGCTCGATAGCGAGACGCGCGACGGCCACCCCATCGTCCTGGCGACGCACGTCACGCGCTCCTTCAACGGCTCGGCCCTGATGCGCGTCCAGCAGCACACGGACCGTGTGGCGTTCGGCCCCGGCCGGTACCGTATCGGGCATGTCGTGCTGCGCATCCACTTTGCCGGCAGGAAGCGCGCAACGAGCGTGACGGTGAAGATCAAGCCGCCGTCGCTCGCAGTGTTCAAGCGGCACCGCTTCGAGGCCCGCATCATGGAGCTTCTCCGCCGAAACGGCTTCTGCCTTGAACGACAGCCTGGCGAAGCTGCTGCTGCGGCGTAGCGCCGCGGGGCCGGAACCGTTCCTCTCTGGGCGCGACGCGGCACCGTTCCTGGGGCCTGCATTCGCGCGACTGCTCGCGAAGGGGATCCTCACGGAACTCCCGCCGGCCTCGAGCTGGCCGCCCTGCGCGGGCTGCACCTGTGGGTTTGGCGAGCGACCGATCGTGGAGGTCGACGGTCGGCTCGTTGCCGATTGCCCTGACGACGCGAACGCGGGCACCGTGCTCGACGCTGCCGATCTCCGCAGCTTCGCCATCGCAGTCGATCGCCTTGTCGCCATGCTGGCCGCCGGCACAGGCTGGCTTGACCCGCCCGAACGGCTCGCGGCCGGCGTCTGGCGGCTCGGAGACCTGGCCGAAGGCCGAGCCGTGGTTCTGGTCGTGGATCCGCTTGCCTTCCAGCCGTCCGTGCTCCTCCCGATCCTGCGGGCGGTCCCGGCGCCACCGAGCACCACGCTCCTCGTGCCTTCCGGCGTCGACGCCGATACACGGCGCCCGTTTCTCGACATGCGCTACCACCTCGTCGGGCTGCTCTACGCGCTACATCCGACCGATCTGAGCCTTCAGCGCGATCGGCTCGCGCCATCGGCGACGGGCGCCCCGGCGACCGACGCCGGCGGGATGCTGCTGGCCATCAACGTCCTCGGTGTCACGGCCAGCTTCGTCGGGGCGCAGCTGCGGCTCCGGCCGCGTGACTTCGACGTGCTGTCGGTGCTGGCCCGCGAGGCGGCCGATGGCCAGGCGCTTGCGCGGCAGGACGACCTGCTCCGGGCGCTGTCCGGTGGAGAAGATCGGGCAGAGCCGCTCGCCGTCGAACAGCTGGAGAAATCGATCAGCCGCATCCGTGAGGCCCTGTGCAGCGCGGCGGAGCTCCCGCGCCAGCAGGGCCGGAACTTGATCGTCAACGTGACGCGGCGTGGCTACCGCGTGGCATCGCCCCCCATCCGGGTGGTGCTCGCCTAGCCAGCGCGGCGGAGAGGATTCCAGGAGGATCGGGGGAGGAAGGCGAGAGGATTCCTCCGGCTGCTCGCCCGAGGCTGTGGCCATCGACCTTGATGGAGCCCAGCCCGAATGTCGCACCCGATCACGCCCGCCGATCTCCGCACCATCCAGACCGTCGCTGCCGAGGAAGCCCGGAGGCTCGGGCGTAGCCTCGGCTTGCTGCCCCAGGACCGCGATGACCTCCGCCACGATCTGCTGGCGGACCTTCTGTCGCGGCTGCCGTCCTACGATCCGGCGAAGGGCGCGCTCGGCGCCTTCGCTCGCGTCTGCATGCGCCACGCCGCCCTTCGGATCGGTGAGCAGTATCGGCAGCGCCGGCGCCGCGCGCACACCGTCTCGCTGGACGACCGGCTGGCGGGCAGCGAAGAGCTGACCTTCGCCGACGTCCTCACCGAAGCGGACAGCTACGGGAGCTGGTGCGGCCAGCCCTCCGATGCCTTCGCCGCGCTGGAGCGCCGCCTCGACCTGGAGCGCGCCGTCGGCGCCATCGACCCCGAGGATCACCCCCTCTGCGCCGCGCTGAGCCGCCACACGCCGCACGAGTTCGGCGAGCAGGGGACGATGCCGCGCATGCGGATCTACCGGCGCATCCACGAGATGCGGCTGCGTCTGCTCGCGGCCGGCATCCCCTCGGCGGCCTGATACGGATTTCGCGGCGCCTGAGTAATGCTGGTCATGGCCACCTGCTCTCCGATCCCCATCCCACCGCCGGCGCCGCTCACTGAGGCGGCGTTCTGCGCATGGCTCGGCACCGCCGCCAGCGGCGATGCCATCATCTACCACCGCGGCGCGCTCGCGCGGGAGACCTGCCCGAGCCTGAACCTGCTGTCGCCGGACGAGCGCGTCCGTGTCGCGCGGCTGTCGAGCCGTGCGCTGAAGCTCGCCGAGGCGGGCCATGTCCATCTCGTGCAGCGCCGCCGCGGCTTCGAGGACTACGACTACGTTGCCATCGCGCGGCGTCGGCCGCGGCGGATCTCGCCGCTGCTCCTCCCACGCATCCTGGCGGAGGCGGCGTGATGGTCGCCACCGCCCTGAACTGCCCCACCCTCGACAGTCTGCGCCACCTGCCGGTGGGCGACATCATCGCGCTGCCGGCCGAGCACCTCGCCCTCCTCCAGGCCGAAGCGCGCGAGGCGGTCGAGGCCGCCAAGCGCATGCAGGACTGGATCGAGGCCGCCATCGCGCTCCGCTACGAGCAGCGCGCGATTGGCGCCCGTGCCGCCGCCGGCAAGGACACCGGCACCGTGCGCTTCGACGACGGCGAGGTCGAGGTCACCGCCGAGCTCCCGAAGCGCGTCGATTGGGACCAGCGCCGCCTCGCCGACCTTGCCGCGCAGATCCGCGCCGGCGGCGAGGATCCCGGCGAGTACCTCGAGGTCAGCTTCAAGGTGCCGGAGCGCGCCTACGTCGCCTGGCCCGAGCGGATCCGCCAGGCCTTCGAGCCGGCGCGCACGGTCCGGACCGGCCGGCAGACGTTCCGGCTCACCCTCAAGGCAGGAGGCGCCTGATGCCGCTGCGCATCGTCACCGCCGACGAGCGGCTCTCCGCCGCGGCGAACAAGACCACCATGGCGCTGTTCGGCCCGAGCGGCGTCGGCAAGACCACGCTGGTCAAGACGCTGCCGCACGAGACAACGCTCTGCGTGGATCTCGAGGCCGGCATGAAGTCCGTCCAGGACTGGCCCGGCGACAGCATCCCGATCCGCTGCTTCGAGGACGCGATCGACCTCGCCTGCCTGATCGGCGGCGTGAACCCGGCCGCCGACCCGAACGGCTACTTCTCCACAGCGCACCACCAGCATCTGGTCGCCGCGCACCCCGACCTCGTCCGGCTGCTCGCCGGCAAGAGCCTCGTCTTCCTCGACAGCATCACCGACCTGACCCGCCAGGCGATGGCGTGGGCGAAGACCCGGCCGGAGGCCTTCTCCGACCGCACCGGCAAGCCCGACACGCGCGGCGCCTACGGTCTGATGGCGCGCGAGGTGATCGGGCTGCTGAAGCACCTGCAGCACGCGCCGGGCAAGAGCCTGATCATGGTTGGCATCCTGGAGCGCGTCACCGACGACCTCGGCCGCGTCTCCTGGCAGCCGCAGATGGAAGGCGGCAAGGCGGGCCGCGAGTTGCCCGGCATCGTCGACCAGGTGGTCTCGATGGCGCTGTTCTCGCGCGATGCGCAGGGCGCGCCGGTGCACGACCCGGAGCGCGGCACCGAGCGCCGCCTCGTCTGCCGCACGGCGAACAGCTTCGGGCTGCCGGCCAAGGACCGCTCGGGCCGGCTGGATGAGACCGAGCCGCCTGATCTCGCCGCCCTTCTTCGCAAGATCAACCTCGCGCCCAGGAGCTGATGCATGACCTTCGACATGAACGACGCCGAGCTTCCGCGCGGCACGGACCTCATCCCGGACGGCAGTTTCGTGAAGCTGCGCATGGAGATCCGCAAGGGCGGCATCGACGGCGCCAGCCCCTTCGACCGGGAGCTGCTCAAGGCGGCAAAGACCCCCGGCAGCGACGTGCGCATGCTCGACTGCGAGTTCACCGTGGTGGCGGGCCCGCACGGCAAGCGGAAGCTCTGGCAGAGCTTCACGGTCGCCGGCGGCAAGGTCGATGAGCAGGGCGTCTCCATCGGCTGGAAGATCTCGAAGGGGATGTTCCGTGCGATGATCGACAGCGCGCTCGGTCTCGACCCGCAGGACATGAGCGAGGCGGCGAAGGCCAAGCGGATTCTGCGCGGCCTCGCCGACCTCAACGGCATCACCTTCGCCGCGAAGCTCCGCGTCGAGCCGGCCAACGACCCCCGCTACGGCGACAACAACCGGATCGACCGGGTGGTGATGCCAGGCGAGCCGGAATACGCGCGCATCATGGCGGGCGAGGCGCTGCCGCCGCAGCCCAGCCAGCGCACGGCGCGGGCGCCGGCGGCCGGCAACACGCCGTCGGCCTGGGGTGGCACGGCCGCGCCGGCATCCCCCGCGCCCGCGGCCCGGGTCTGGGAGCGCCCCGCCGCGACGCCGCCCGCCCAGCCCCCCGCTCCGCCCACCCAGGCCCCGCTGGCTGGCGGCCCGACTTGGCTGAACGGCTGATGGCGGGATGGCACGACGCCGCTGGAACCAGCCCCGGCAGCGCGCAGCGCCAGCCGCAGCGCCCGCGTCCCTGCCCCGCTGCACGCCCGAGGATCAGGTCCGGCGCCTGGTCTGCGGGCTGTGCGGGCGCGAGGCGAAGGGCTTCGGCTACGTGCACGGGCTGCGCTTCGGCGAGTTCCCACACCACCGCTTCTGCAGCATGGCCTGCTGCGAGGCGGGCGGCGCGCTGGCGCGGAGGTCGAACGGCGTGATCGACAAGACGCCGATGGAGGCTCGCGCACTCAAGGACGCGCGCCGGCCCCTTGCCGAGGTGCTGCAGGAGCTCGGGCTGCTCGGTCCCTTCCACGACCGCAGCGCGGCGGAGATCGACCGCATCATCGAGGCCTGCGTCGACGGCTTCCAGGCCTCGATGCAGCGCCAGGCCGCCGAGCGCGATCCGCTCGACGACCCTATCCCGTTCTGAGGTGACGGTGCTGCTCGACCTGAACCATGGCTCCGGCGCCGTCTACGGGCGCCTCGACCACCACCGCGAAGGCGCCGTCGCCGTCACGGCGCGCGTGAACGCCGCGATCGACGCCGCCCTGCTCGCGCGGCATTGCCGGCAGGTGCCGCGCGACTATCTCGGCGGCAGCCGTGTTGGCGAACCCTGCGCCCGCAAGCTCGTCTACGAGATCACCCACGCGCCGAAGGACCGCGACTTCGACGCCGATATCCTTCGCGTCTTCGACGCCGGACACCAGTTCGAGGCGCTGTCCATCAGGTGGCTCCGCCTTGCAGGCTTCGACCTGCGCGACCGTGGGCCGGACGGCGGCCAGATCGGCTTCATCGCGGCGGGCGGGCGACTGCGCGGCCACGCGGATGGCGTGATCGCCGCCGGTCCCGACATCAGCATCGGCTGGCCGGCGCTGTGGGAGCACAAGGCGCTCGGGCAAAAGTCCTGGACCGACCTCGTGAAGCGAGGGCTGCGCCTCTCGAAGCCGATCTACTTCGCGCAGGTGCAGCTCTACATGGCCTACCTCGATCTCGAGGTGACGCTGCTGACGGCGCTGAACCGCGACACGCTGGCGCTGCACCACGAGGCGGTGCCCTTCGATGCTGCGGAGGCGCAGCGGCTCTCCGACCATGCCGTCGACATCCTGCGCGCCGCTGACGCGGGCGAGCTGCCATCGCGCATCGCGCAGGCCGCCGACTTCTATCTTTGCCGCGTGTGTCCCTACGCCACGCGCTGCTGGGAGAACGCCCGATGACTGAGCCCTCGTCGCTCAAGGCCACGCCGTTCGGCCTCAGCTTGAAGCGATACCTGATGGCGCAAGGCGGGCGGCTCTGGTGGGCCGTCAACCCACGCTTGGTCTCGCTCGCGCCAATCTATGTCTTCTCCGACCAGGATCGCTTCAACGGCGACGAGGTGGACCAGCTCGCCAGGCAGAACCTGATGGGTACTCTGCGGCTGCCGCACGCGAGCTGCATCTTCGAGGTGCCGGAGCGCAACCATCCAGGCGCCTGCCTTGCATCGTACACGTTGGACTCGCCGACCGGCATCGAAAGCGGCTTGTTTCGCTTCTGTCCTGTGGAACGGCGATGGAGTGACCTGCTGGCCCAGGTCAGCTTCCTGGAAGATGGGTCTGCGGAGGCCAGCGCCCATCCCCGCTTGCTCGATCCCGACCTGCGGCACGCATACATCGAGGTGGCGTCCTCCATGGTGTGGCGTGCGCTTGGTGTCCTCGCCGTCCCGACACTGATTGCTGAGCAGCGCATCTCTCGCCTGCGGCGTGCACCCTTTGCGAAGGCTGGTGTGCGGGACTGGATCTATCGCGTCGCCGACATTCGTCCGACCAGCCTGACCGCTGCACTTGCGGGCAGGCAAGGGTCGCACGCTCCGCCGCGGTGGCACATCCGGCGTGGTCACTGGCGGCAGCTCGCCGATGGCCGCCGCGTGTTCGTTCGGGAATGCCAGGTCGGCGATCCGTCTCGCGGCGGCGTGATCAAGGACTACCAGGTGCAGGTCGGAGAAGCGGCATGAGCGACATCACGCCCTCCGACACGCAGCACCGGGCGATCGCCGCGATCAAGCACTGGTTCCAGAACGAAGCCGACCGCAAGCAGGTCTTCCGGCTGTTCGGCTACGCCGGCACCGGCAAGTCCACCGTGCTGCGCTTCGCGCTGGAGGAGCTTGGCCTCGAACACCACCGCGGCGGCGGGGACGGCGAGCCCTGCACGCCCGGCGTCGTCACCGCCACCTTCACCGGTAAGGCCGCGCTGGTGCTGCGCCGCAAGGGCACGCCCGCGCGCACCATCCACAGCCTCATCTACTCTGTCATCGAGGCGACGGAGGAGGAGGTCGAGGCCGCCGAGAAGAAAATCGAGGAGGCGGTGGCACGGGCGCGCGGGCTGACCGGCTTCGAGCGCACCACCGCCGAGGCGACGATCGAGGCGATGCGCCAGGGCGTCGCCGACATGAAGCGCCCGCGCTTCGCGCTGAACCCCAAGAGCGATGCCGCGCACGCGAAGCTGATCGTGCTCGACGAGGTCTCCATGGTCGGCGAGGAGATGGCGCGCGATCTCCTGAGCTTCGGCAAGCCCATCCTCGTGCTCGGCGATCCCGGCCAGCTGCCGCCGATCCAGGGCGAAGGCGCGTTCACCAAGGACGCGCCCGACATCATGCTGACGGAAATCCACCGCCAGGCGGCGGAGAGCGCCATCATCCGCCTCGCCACAATGGCCCGGCAGGGCGAGCCGATCGGCTTTGGACGCTACGACGACCACGTCTGGAAGATGCGCAAGCTGGACGTCACGCCGGAGCAGGCGCTGCGCGGCGGCCAGGTGATCTGCGGCATGAACGCGACTCGGCTGCAGCTGAACAACGCGATGCGCCGCGCCGCGGGCTTCGATGGCGGCGGATGGCTGCCCACGGGCCCGGGCGAGAAGATCATCTGCCTCAAGAACCAGAACGACCTCGGCCTCATCAATGGGATGTTCCTCACTCTCTCCGACATCGTCGACGAGGGCAGCCACTACCTCTCGGCGGTGGTGACGGACGAGGACGGCAACCGCATCGGCGCTCCGCAGGCCGACGGCAGCCGCGGGCGGCTCCGCATCTACAAGGGGCACTTCGAGGACCACGTCGCCTTCGACAAGCAGCGCCACGACCGCGACTGGAAGCTCAAGAAGGGGCTGACCGAGGCGACCTTCGGCTGGGCCATCACCGGGCACAAATCGCAGGGCTCGCAATGGGAGAATGTGGTCGTCTGGGATGACGGGCTCGGACGCACCGAGCTCGACCGGCGCCGCTGGCTCTACACCGTGATCACGCGGGCTGAGCAGGGGCTGGTGATCCTGGCATGACCACGGCCGCGATCGACTTGAACGACGCGGGCCTGGCGCCGGTCCGGCACGACCTGGCGGAGGTGCGGCGGCGGCTCGCGGACACCGCGAAGGAGTGGCTGCCGCCGCTGTTCCCGAACGCCCGGCGCGCCCCGGACGGCCGGACGCTGCGCTGCGCGGATCTCTCGGGCCGGGCGCCCCGCGGCGAGGGCTCCTGCGTGATCCACCTGGAGGGCCGCTTCGCGGGGTGGGGGTTCGACCACGCCACCGGCGAGAGCGCCGGACCGATCGACATGGTCTACCACGCGACCGGCGCTCCGGAGCCGCGGCTGTTCGACGAGGCGGCTCGCCTGGCGCGCATGGAGCGCCCCGCGCCGCCTCCGCGTGCTGCCGAGCACCGCCCGAACCACAGCCATGAGGTCGCGCGCATCCTCGCCGGTTGCGTCCCCCTCGCTGGCTCGCCCGCCGCGGCCTACCTCTGCGGCCGCGGTCTCGCCCCGCCCGACAGCCCCGACCTGCTGTTCCATCCCGACCTCGCCGACTTCGAGAGCCGGCGCGGCTGGCCCGGGATGGTGACCATCGTCCGCGACGTCGCGGGGGCGCCCACGGGCGGCATCCACCGCACCTACCTGCTGGACGACGGCTCCGGGAAGGCGCCGCCGGGGAAGAAGATGCTCGGGCCCGTCGCCGGCGGCGCGGTGCGGCTCGCGCCGATGCCTGAGGACGGGCGCATCGGCGTGGCGGAAGGGATCGAGACGGCGCTTGCCGCCATGGCCCTGTTCGGCATCCCCACCATGGCCGCGCTCTCGGCCGACGGGTTGCGGCGCTGGCATTGGCCGGAGGGCGCCACCCACGTCACGGTCTTCGCCGATGCGGGACACGCCGGGATGCAGGCCGCGGCAACCCTGGCGGACCGGCTGAACGTCGCGGACATCCCCTCGCGCATCATCGCCCCGCTGCACGGCGACGACTTCAACGACGACCTGCGGCGCGGGGTAACCGCCGCCGATTACGAGCAGCCGGCTGGCGCGGAGCCGAAAGCGCCCGCCACCGCGGCGGCGCCCGCGACGGTGGAAGCGCTGCTCACCGCCGCCTCCGGTCTCACCCGGCCGCCTGACTCCGAGCCTCTCGCCGACCTGCTGGGCCGGCTGGCCCTGGCGCGGCTCGACCCGCTCCCGGAGCGCCAGGTCCTCGGCGCGGTGAAGACCGCGACCGGCATCGCCGTCTCCATCCTGGAGAAGCAGCTGGTCGAGCTGCGCCGGCGCGTGAACGCGACCGGCGATGTCCGGCGCGCACCCGTCCGCCCGCCCTGGGCCTCGCTGCTGCGGATCGACGCTGGCGGTATGCCGGAGCGCAACGAGGCCAACGTCATCACCGCGCTTTCGCTGGATGCCGCCTTCACGGGCGCACTCATGTTCGACGAGTTCAGCCAGGAGATCATCGTCGCCCGGGCGCTGCCCTGGGACCCGGCGGGCACGGTGCACCCTCGCCCTTGGGGCGAGGCCGACGACGTGCGCTGCGCCGAGTGGCTGCAGCGGCACGAGATCAACGTCCCGCCTGTGGTGGTCGGCCGCAGCATCGTCGCCGTGTCGCGCAACATCCGCATCCACCCGGTGCGCGACTACCTCGAGGCGCTGGCCTGGGACGGCACGACGCGCCTCGACACCTGGGCCATCGCCTATCTCGGCGCCGAGGACACGCCGCTCCACCGGAGCATGGCGGCGCTGTGGATGGTCTCCGCCGTCGCGCGGATCATGCAGCCGGGCTGCAAGGCCGACCACATGCTGATCCTGGAAGGGCCGCAGGGCATCCGGAAGTCGACCGCCCTGAAGGTGCTCGCCTCAGAGCCGTGGTTCACCGACGAGCTCGCCGAACTCGGCTCGAAGGACGCGGCGCAGCAGATGCGCGGCATCTGGATCATCGAGATGGCTGAGCTCGACGCCATTGGCCAGGCGGACGTTTCTCGCATCAAGGCCTTCCTGAGCCGCACCACCGACCGCTATCGACCGCCCTACGAGCGCTACGTCGTCACCGTCCCGCGGCAGTGCGTCTTCGCTGGCACGGTGAACCCGGACACCTACCTGCGCGACGAGACGGGGAACCGGCGCTTCTGGCCGCTGCGCTGCGGCGACATCGACCTCGATGGGCTGCGGCGCGACCGCGATCAGCTCTGGGCCGAGGCCGTCGCGCGCTACCGCGACGGGGCGCCCTGGTGGATCGAGGACCGCGCGCTCGTCGCCGAGGCCAGCGCGGCGCAGGAGGCGCGCTACCAGGGCGACGCCTGGGACGCGCGGATCGAGCGCTGGCTCATCTCGGAGCGCAGGCCGGTGAATGTCGGCGTCGGACACTTCGAGGACTGGCAGGAGCGCTTCGTGCCGCGGCCGAGGCCGCTGACCGACGTCTCGATCGGCGAGGTGCTGGAGCAGGCGCTCGGCATCGAGGCCGCGAAATGGACGAAGGGCGACCAGATGCGGGTGGGCGCCTACCTCAAGGCGAAGAAGTGGGAACGGTACAAGACGACCGGCTCCGCCAAGGACGGCGTGGCCCGAGAATGGCGCTACCGCCGGTCCTCCTCGCCGGAGGAGGTCGTGTGATGGCCCACCGGCGCCTCACCGCGACGCTGCTCTGTCCCACTGTCCCACCTTGGCGATTTCCGCTGGCAAAGTGGGACACGCGCAAGCCCAGCTTTTCCGCGGGTTTCGGAGCGGCTGTCCCACTGTCCCACCTGTCCCACCTGCTCCTTAGAGCCATACGCGAAGGGTGTGATGGGTCGGGACATACATCTTCCTATACGGGTTTAGGCGGGCCGTCTCGGAGTGGGACAGGTGGGACAAGGCGCCGCAAACGTCTGAACTCGCTCGCATTCTGCCGTCCCACTTCGGTCGCAGGGGTGGGACGAGGCGGGACGGGTGGGACGTCCCGTCGCTCGCGCAGGGCGCACCGAGCCACCGGTCCGCCCAGACCAGCAGCACGCCCCCTGAAGCCGGGCAGCGACGGCGAGCTCCGCCAAGAACCGCGCCGTCGCCGCCCTCACCACAGCCATCCCCTCTCGGAGACCCCATGGCTCCCCTGACTCTCCCCATGCCCGCCGCCGGCGCAAGCGGCCCGCCCCTCGCTGCACCGCTGCCCGTCGCACTCGGCCGCCCGGCCGTCCTCGCGCTCGACCTTGGCACCACCACCGGCTGGGCGCTGCGTAGCCAGGACGGCAGCATCACCTCCGGCATCGTCACCTTCCGCCCGAGCCGCTTCGAGGGTGGCGGCATGCGCTACCTGCGCTTCCGCGGCTGGCTTGGTGAGCTGGCTGGGCTGACCGGCGGCCTCACGCGCATCGCCTTCGAGGAGGTGCGCTCCCACGCCGGCACGGACGCCGCGCATCTCTACGGCGGCTTCCTCGCCCATCTGTCCGCCTGGTGCGAGGAGCGGGGTGTCGCGTACGAGGGCGTTCCGGTTAGCACGATCAAGCGCTTCGCCACTGGCCGCGGCAACGCCGACAAGGCGGCGATGATCGCTGCGGTGCGCGCCCGCGGCTTCGCACCGGCGGACGACAACGAGGCGGATGCCATCGCCCTTCTGCTCTGGGCGACCGACCCGCAGGGTGGCCGGGCATGAGGCTGCCCGATGCGCCGCAGCCGCCCCGGTCGTGTTTGGACCTGGCACGCAGCCCGTCCACCGCGATGGACCTCGACGCAATGCGCGCCGCCGCCTGGCACCGGCACGGCGTCGCCGCCCTGGCCGTGGCGGACATCGCCGATCCCTGGCTCCGCCAGGCCGTCATCAACGAAGCCAGCCGGCGCTGGGGGCGCCGTCATGGAGGGGACCAGCATGGCCGGTAAGCGGAAGCTGAAGCGCGCGACGACCGTGCCCGAGGATCTGTCGAAGCCCTCCAAGTGGCGGCTGCAGCACGGCGGCTTCTCGGAGCCGATCCGCGAAGCGGATCCCGAGACCGGCACGCCCGTAACGCATCGCCGCGCCGTGGACACGCTTGGGCTGATGCTGGCGAACGGCACGATCGCGCCGCAGATGCACGACGCCGGGCAGATCTTCCGGACGCTGTTCCGCTCCGCCGCCCTGGACGGCATCGCCACTTCTCAGCTGATCCGGCTGGCGGGCGCCACCGCCGACGCGATGTCGAGCCGCCAGATCGACGCTCGGCGCCGCGTGGCAGAGGCCATGGACACGCTGGGCGGCCACGACAGCCCGGCCGGCTCGTGCGTGTGGTTCGTCATCGGGCTCGAGTTCTCGGTCCGCGAATGGGCGATGCGCCAGGGCTGGTCGGGGCGGCTGGTGCATGGGCCCGTGGCGCAGGGCATCCTCGTCGCGGCACTCGGGACGTTGGCGATGCACTTCGGGCTCACGCCGGGGCGACGGGCGGCGTGA